CGTACTCCATCACGGAAATGGGCGAAGTGAACTGCAATCTGGTGGACCGAGCCTTCGTTGACCGAAACGAAGAGCGCGACGCGTTGGGTTACGACCCACGGGAAGGTTTGTCGGAACTCGCGATTCTGGAAAACTATATCCCGTACTCAAAAATCGGCGAACAAAAGAAGCTGGAGCAATCCGGCAGGAAAGGGGGTAAGGGCGATGACGAAACCTGACGAAACGGCGCGCGGCGGCGAACGTCAGTTCCGAAGCTTTCAGCCGGCGCAGTTCCGCGCGGAGGAAGCGGACGGCAAACGGACGATCGAGACGTATTTCGCCGTGTTTGGCGACGTATATGAAATGTGGCCGGGCGCAACGGAGAGCTTTGACGCGCATGCGTTCGACAGCTCGCTCAACGGCGACGTGCGATGCCTGGCCAATCACGACCCTTCCAAGGTGCTTGGCCGAACAAAGGCCGGAACGCTGACGCTCTCGATCGACAACTACGGCCTGAAGGGCATTGTGGAAATCAACGATCAAGACCAGGACGCCATGAACCTGTATGCGCGGGTGCAGCGCGGCGACGTGTCGCAATGCTCCGTCGGGTTCGACATCCTGCGGGAGGACTATACGATCAACCCCGACGGGACGCAGCACTGGACGATTCTGGAGGTCAAGCTGTACGAAGGGTCCATTGTCACGTTTCCCGCATACGAAAAGACCGAGGCGGTCGCCCGGTCGCAGCGCCGCGCCCAGTCGTTCGAGTTCTGGAAAAAGAGAATGAAAGAGAGGATGCATCAATGGCACTCAAACAGCTAATGCTGCGGAAGAAACTGGAAGCGGCGCAGGCCGAGGCGGAGCAGCACCGCGGCAAGCGCGCCGCACTGGACGAGAGGCGGTCCGCGCTGCAGAAACGCGAGCAGGAAGCGGAAACGGCGCTGAACGAACTTTCCGCCGATTCGACGCAGGAGGAGCGCGACACGGTCGAGCAGGAAGCAAACGCCATCGAGGCGGAGCAGGCAACGCTCGATCAGGAAGCCGGCGACCATGAAACGGAGCAGGCGCGTCTGGACGGCGTTGTTTCCGGGCTGGAAACCGAGGTGCAGCAACTGGACGAACGCAGCGCGCCTCCGAGAGAAAACAAACCCGCGCTCCCGGAAAATCGGAGCAGAAAGGATACCGGTATGGCAAACAGGACCAAGTTTTACGGAATGTCCCACGAAGAGCGCGCGGCGTTTTTCGCCCGCGAGGACGTGAAATCCTTCATCGGGCAGGTCCGTTCCAGCTGCCAGACGCGCGCCGTCACCAATACGGCGCTGACGATCCCCGACGTAATGCTGGAGGTGCTGCGCGATAACATGACGCAGTATTCCAAGCTGGTCAAGCACGTGAATCTCAAGCGCGTCAAGGGGAAGGCGCGCCAGAACATCATGGGCGCGATTCCGGAGGCGGTCTGGATCGAGGCGGTGGGGGCGCTCAACGAGCTCGACCTTGCCCTGAACCAGATCGAGGTGGACGGCTACATGATCGGCGGCTGGATTCCGATTTCGAACGTCTATCTGGAAGACAGCGATCTCAACCTCGGCGCGGAGATCATGGACGCGCTCGGCAAGGCGATCGGCCTTGGCCTCGACCGCGCCATCCTGTTCGGCACCGGCGTAAAGATGCCCACCGGCATCGTGACGCGGCTCAGGCAGACGGCGCAGCCCTCGAACTGGGAAGCGAACGCGCGTGCGTGGACGGACCTGCACGAGAGCAATATCAGAAAGATCAACATTGCCGACAGCTCCGGCGCGGCGTTCTTCATTGCGCTGGTCAAGGCGCTGGGCGCGGCCAACCCGCTGTACTCGGACGGGAAAGCGTTCTGGGTGATGAACCGGGCCACGCATATGGACGTCAAGGCGAAGGCGCTGGCGTTCATCCCGGCGGCGCTGCTGACGGCCGGCGACGGCACGTTCCCGGTCATCGGCGGCACCGTGGAGGAGCTGGAGATGCTCGGCGACAACGAAATCGTCGGCGGGTTCGGCTCCCTGTATCTGCTTTCCGAGCGCGAGGGCCAGAAGATCGAATCGTCCGAGCACGTGAAGTTCCTCGAAAACCAGACGGTGTTCAAGGGATACGCCCGGTACGACGGCAAGCCGGTCATCGGCGAGGGCTTCGTCATGGTCAGCTACGACAACACCGACGCGGTCACCAGCGCCACGTTCCCGATCGACTACGCCAACACCGGTCTCGGTGTGCTCGGCGTGACGGCCGCGGCCGGTACCGAGGCGGGCGACACCGTCCTGACGGTCACCGGCACCGAGGCAAGCGGCACCACGCTGAAGTTCCGCATCGGCGATTTCAGCGTAAGCACCGGCGACAAAGTGATCGGCTACACCGCGCTGACGTCCGGGGCGACGCAGGTCACCTGCGCGGCGGGCAAGACGATTACGGTGGTCGAACTCGACGCGAATGGCCGCGTGATCAAGTCCGGAAAGGTTATTTCCGTACCGAAGGCCGCGTAACGGCGGATGAAAGGAGGCGGGTATGGCATATAACGAAACCACGGCGCTGGCCCTGCTTATGGGCCGAATGGACCGGGCAGGCGTCGCCACGCCCGCCCCTTTGACGGAGTACTGGGCCAACGCGCTCCGGGCGGCGGCTGCGGAGCTGACGGACAAGGGGATTCTGCTTCAGGACACGGTCGGGGACAGCATGCTCGTGGCCAACCTTGCGGCGGACAATCTGCTGAGCCGGGACCGCGGCGGCGGCCGCCCGGAATGGCTGGTCCTCGCCATCCGCGAACGGTGGCTGCGGGAAAGGCCGGTGGCCGGGGATGCGGAGTGACTGGATTACGCTCGTCAAAATGTCCGCAACGGACACGACCTTCCAGCAGCAATCGCCCGTGTCGAGCGTATCCTGCTGGGGCGAGCTGAAAAGCGTCGTCCGAAGCGAATTCTACGACGCGGAAGCCGACGGGTGGAGAGCGGACGCTACGTTCGAGGTGTCCCCGATCGACTACGACGGGCAGCAGAAGCTGGTCCACCACTCCGCTGCCGGCGACGTTGAGTACCGGGTCCTGCGGGACTTTAAGCTGAAAAGCAAGGCGGACGCGGTCGAGCTGACCTGCAGCAGGATCAGCGGGTGAAGATATGGCTTCTGTGAAATTCGAGGGCTTCGACGAGTATGAAAAGATGCTCGCAAAACTGGGCGACAGCACGGACGGCGTGCTCAAAGAGGTGGTCGCCGCCGGGCTGCGCATCCTGCGCGCGAAGGTCAAAAGCGCCAACGCCACGTTTGCAAGGTATGTCAAAACGAAGGCCGCCCGCAAGAATCAATACGGCTGGTTTGCACAGGTGCAGTTCCGGGGTAAAACAAGCGAGGCGCTTTCGGGCAGCCATGCGGTTTTTATCTATGAACACGGGCGCGCGGCCGGCGAGAAAAACGGTCATAAATACCCGGCGCAGCCCGCCCGGCCGTGGCTGAACGCGGCCTGCGCGGCGGTGGAACCGGAGTGCATTGCCGAAATGCAGCGGGTTTACGACGAGGAGGCGGAGAAAATTGCCAACCCTTGAAACGATCGACGCGGCGCTTGCCCCGCTCGCCCTGAAGCATGGCGTCGGCGTCTGCGCGGCCGATCCGAGCGCCGACCACTACGTCCTTGTGCCGGATTACGAGCGTTCGTTCGAAGCGGACAACGGCGATTATTTTGTGGACGAACACGTCAACATCGAGTTCTATATCGGCGGGGATTACCGGCCGGCGGTCCGCTCCGCAAAGACGCTGCTGAAGGCCGCCGGACTATTTGTGCTGGACGGAAATTACATCGGGTATGAAACGGATACCAAACGACATCATTACGCCCTGCCGGTCGTCGGCAGGGTATAGGAGGGATATCAGTGGCAAACAAATATAAATACGGCGTCAGCAATCTCGCCATTGCGCCGGTCACAATCGCAGACGGCGTTTATTCCTACGGCGCGATTCTGCTCTGGCCGGGCGCGGTCGCGCTTACGCTGTCGCCGAAGGGGAATGTCGAGCCGTTTGAAGCGGACAACCGGGACTATGTCGTGATCGACAAGAGCGAGGGGTACGACGGAGAAGTCGAAACGGCGTATCTCCCGGATGAGATCGCGGACACGATTCTCGCAATGACGGAAGACAGCAAGTCCGTTGCGGCCGAATATGCCGGCAAAATCTATCCGCAGTTTGCGCTGCTCGGCCAGTTTCAGGGCGACGCGCACAACCGGCGCTTTGCGCTTATGGACTGCGTTGTGAGCGCGCGGCCGGAAATCGCGGCGAAAACCGCGAAGTCGGGCACGCCGGAAACGGTCAAGGTCAAATTCTCGGCGCGGCCGCGCATCACCGACAATTTGGTGAAGGTGCATACCAGGAGCACGACCGACGCGACCGTCTACAACAACTGGTTCACCGCCGTGCAGGAGCCGGCGGCCGGGGTATGAGGTAGCATATGGAAAAAATAATCAGCATCTCCGGGCGGGACGTCGGCTTTCGAGCGCCGGCGTCCCTTCCGATTCGTTACCGCAACGCAACGGGGCGGGACCTGTTTTTCGATCTCCAGACGCTTGCCGATGCAACGGACGAGGTGGAGACCAAGAAATTCGGCAAGAAAAAGGAAACCGAGATCAAGCTCAACGAGAAGTGGGACACCATGATCTTCTACGGGATCGCGCATACCATGGCGCGCGCGTACAGCGAGGAGGTCAATCCCGACGTCCAAAAGTGGGTGGATTCGTTCGAGACGTTCCCGATTTTTGCCGTTTTCTCCGAGCTGCAGGAACTGCTGAACAGGAGCCTGCAAACAACAAAAAAGTAGATGGCGACGGCGGAACGATCGACATGCCGACATATTTACTCGTTGCAAAGCGCATGGGGTTCACCGTCGCCGATCTGGATTCCATTACGATCGGCTTGTTTCTGGATACGTGCATATCGTCGGGCGACGAGGAAATCGACGATAGCATAGACAAGCTGTTCCCGTTTTAGGAGGTTCCCATGGGATATAACATCGGGCCGACCGTCGCAGTCAAGGGCGAAAAGGAGTATTCGGGCGCGCTCCGGACGATCAGGGACAACATGAAGCTGGTCGCGTCCGAAGCGGCTGTCATGACCGCGCAGTTCGGCAAAAACAATACGTCCGTTACGGCGCTGAATGCAAAGAACGAAACGCTGAACAAGGCCATGGCCGAGCAGAAGAAAGCTGTGTCCGAGGCCGAAAAAGCGCTTCAGCGCATGGATGAGGCGGGCGTAAAGCCGGCGGACGCGGCGTATGTGCAGATGAAAACCAATCTGAACAACGCAAGGGCGGCGCTGGAAACGACGAAACGCGAGGTCAGGGAAAACGAGGAGGCGCTCAAGAGCGCCAGCCGGCAAACGAAGGACTTTGGCGAAGGCTGGAAATCCTTTGCTTCCGGAGCGGGCAAGACCGCCGCAGGCGCGCTCAAGGGAATCGCGGCCGCCGCCGGCGCGGTGGCAACGGCCACGGGCGCGGCGCTTGCCGCCGCGCTAAAGGTCGCGTTTGGGTTCAACAAAGAGATGGAGAGTTACACCTCCAACTTCGAAGTGATGCTTGGAAGCTATGAGCTTGCCGCCGAAAAAAGCAGCGAACTGAAAAAGATGGCCGCCTCCACGCCGTTTGCAATGTCCGATCTGGCGCAGGGTACGCAAACCCTTCTTGCGTTCGGCGTGGCAAACAGCGAAAGCACGGAATATCTGAAAATGACAGGCGATATCGCGCTTGGCAACAGCGAGAAATTCCAGCGGTTGAACACGGCGCTGGGCAAAGCGGAGAGCCTTGGCAAGCTGACCGGCGAAACCTATCAGCAAATGGTCGAAGCAGGATTCAACCCGCTGAAAATCATATCCGGGCAGACTGGCGAGAGCATGGAAGCACTGCAAAAACGGATGAGCGCGGGGAAGATATCGGCTGAGGAGCTTACCGGCGCAATGAAAACCGCAACGTCCGAGGGAGGCCAGTTTTATCAAGGCATGGCGAAAGCGTCCCAAACGACAGACGGCTTGATTTCGACGTTGAAAGACAACGCACAAGCGCTGATTGGCGATGTGCTCAAGCCGATCACAGAGTCGGTCCGGACGGATTTGCTGCCGGCGGCGATCGAGTATGTCGGCAGGTTGCAAACCGCTTTCGACACGGATGGATTCAGCGGTATGGCTGAAGAAGCCGGGAAGATATTTCAGGAGATCGCGCAGAGAATCAACGAAGCAATACCGCAAGCCGTGGGGTTTATTTCCGATAGTCTGCCCGCACTGGTTGGGATGCTGACGCAGACGCTGGCGACGGTCTTCTCTTCCGTTACGGCGGCGCTCCCGGCATTGCTGCCGGTATTGGTCGAAGCGGCGACACAGTTGTTTTCGTCCATATTTACGGCGATCCAGCAGAACACGGAGGCAATTTCGCAGGCGGTGGTCCAGGTCGTCACCATGCTGGCGATGTTCCTTGTGCAAAACCTCCCGCTGATCATCGAAACGGGACTGGATATCATCATCGCGCTTGCGCAGGGCATCGCGCAGAGCCTGCCGGAGCTGATTCCGGCAATCGTGGACATGATCATGCAGATCGTCAGCGTGCTGACCGACCCGGACACCGTGATCGAGCTGAACAAAGCCGCGCTCCAGATCATCCTTGCCGTGGCGGAAGGGCTGGTTCTGGCGCTTCCCGACCTTCTCGTGCGGATACCCGGCATCGTGCTGAACATTGCGGTCGGGTTCATCGAGGCCGCCCCGCAGCTCTGGGAGAGCGGGAACGAGCTCATAACGCAGATGTACGAGGGCATTGTTGCCAAGTTCGCAGAGGTGTTCCTGTCGGTCGGGCAGCTGGTGAGCGATAACATCACGCAGCCCGTCAAGGATAAGCTGTCCGAGTTCTTCAGCGTCGGCCAGAACCTGATTGTCGGGCTTTGGAACGGCATCAACGACAAGATCGGCTGGCTGAAATCGCAGGTGAGGGGCCTTGTGAACACGATCAAAGGCTGGTTCACCGGCAAGGACGGATTCGACGAGAATTCGCCTTCGAAGTGGGGCATCAAAATCGGTTACGAAATCCCGGAGGGTATGGGGATCGGCCTGAACCGGGGGACGGGCGAAGCTTTGTCGGCGGCTTCCAACATCATCAGCAAAGTGAAAAGCACCATGGGCGGGGCAAGCGTAAACGTGGATACGAGCGGCAGCGTTGCCGCCGCATCCGCAGGGAGCGCAGCGCCGCAGTATGTGTTCCATATTTACGCGCGGGACAAGGAAACGGCTGTGGAAGCGGCGGACGCAACGCTGGCGGCGTTCCAGCGCGGCAGATGGGCGGTGTCGACATGAGGGATATCTTTACCTACGTCAACGACAACGGCGATTCGCTCGCGCTGAGCGCTGCAAACGGGTACAGGGTCACGTCGGTCACCGGCACGAGCGGGATCGGCGTGAACGCAAATCAGGCGCAGGGGATCGGTCAGATAGGGACCACGGTGCAATCGCGCGTCGTACAGTCGGTCCCCATGACCGTTACCGGCTATATCTTCGGGAGCCGGGCGCAGATCGAAGAGCGCGCGGAACGGCTGTATCAGGTCGTACTGCCGGACGTTGGGGCAAGGCTCTATCACAACGGCAAATACTACCGGATCGTGACGCCGACGTCGACGCCCGCTGTCGGCGACAGCCTGCGCTTTCCGGGGTTCCAGTTTTCGCTGCTGGCCCCGTATCCCTACTGGATGCTGGACCAGGCGACGAAAACGATCCTGACCGGCGTTATGCCGCGGTTCAAATTCCCCTGGAATATCAGCCGGCCGTACCGCTTTGGCGAGGTGATCGAGACGGCGTTTATCAACATCAAAAACAGCGGGCAGGTGGCCTGCCCGTTTACAGCGACGCTGAACGCAAAAGGCCCCGTGGTCAACCCGCGCCTCGTGAACGTGATTACCGGCGAGTTCATGAGGCTGAATCGCACGATGGCGGCGGGAGAGCGCGTGACCATCGAGATCACGCACGACCTGACGTATGTGACCTCGACCATAGACGGGGACATCCGGGGCGATCTGGAGATCAAAAACACGCTGAATTCGATGGCCGTCGGCGACAACCTGATCAAAACCGAAGCGGACAGCGGCGCATCGAACCTCGTCGCCAGCATCGACGTTGCGATTGAAAAGGTGGCGATCGTCACATGCTAGTTGCGTTTTGCCCGGACCTGACCACCTACCACGAAATCCGGGCCAGTTCCTACCAGACGGAGGAGTGGTACAACGATATCGGCAAGTTCACGCTGGTGGTGCCGCCGACGCAATATAACATCGCGCATCTGGTCAAGGGCGCGGTGCTGTATCGTACCGTGGTGAATCAGGCGATGGTGGTCACGCGCGTTTCGCCGGACACCTCGCAGGACCGGATTACGGTGAACGGGTATACGACGAACTGGCTGCTGAACAAGCGCGCGATAACGGCCGCCGCTGCAATTTCAACGGTGGAAAGCGACGTATATGCGGCGATTGCCGCGAATCTGCGCGGCCTGCCGAACATTGAAACGGCCGAGCCGAAGTCTCTGGCGGAAACATACAGCGCACTTCTTTACGGCGGGCAGATGCTGGACGGGTTCATCCCGATCCTGGACGCGGTGGAGCTGGGGCAGCGAATGAGCTTCGATACCGAGACGAAGAAACACGTGTTCGAAATCTACAAGGGCAGCGACCTGACGGCCGGGTCGAAGGCGGCCGTCTTTTCGGACGAGCAGGGAACCGCGCGCGATCTCAAGATTGAAGACGATGAAAGTCTCTTCAAGAACGTGATTTATGTGCTTGGGACGCTCGCGGACGGCACAACGGCCGTCCGGACGGTGGGGACGGCGGAAGGGGCCGACCGGTACGAGTACTGGCACGATTCGCGGCTGAAGCAGACGGGCGAAGAATCGCTGTCCGGCTTTCAGGCGCGGCTCGACGCGGCCGGTGCGGGGGAAGCCGCAAAACGCGTACGGAGCCTTGGTTTCTCCGTGCGGGTCGATCCTGGCGAGTACGGGATCAAATACACGATGGGCGATCGCGTGCGTTGCGTCTCAAACCGCTTCGGCATGCAATTTACGGCGATCATAAACGGCGTCAAGCGGACGATCCAGGCACAGAACGAAACCGTGTCGATCGTGCTTGGAGAGCCTGAAATTACGGTATTAGGGGAGATGAAGCTTTCATGGCAGAGATAAAGAGCTATCCCAACAACGTCAACGAGGAGATCGGCGCGGAAAACGTCATGCGCTGGCACCACGGCCGCACGAGCGGCGTTTACGGCGCGTCCGGAGAGCTGGCGGTTTCGGCGCTGACAACGCCCGCCATGGCGGTTACAGTATCGGATGGCGATGGATGGATGGCCGATCAGAACGGGAACGGCATTCATTTCTGGAACGACGTCTTTGCCTCGACGGCCGCGCTCCTTCAGCTTTCCGTCGACACGGCGGACGGCGTACTGAACCGGATCGACCGCGTGATCGTCGAGTGGTCCACCCCGAACTATACGCAACTGCCGGAGATCAGGGTGCTCAAGGGCGCAAACGCGGTGTCGCCGGCGGCCCCGGCGCTGACGAACAACGCCAGCACGCGGCAGATATCGCTTGCCCGGATATCCGTTGCGGCCGGCACGCTGGCAGTCACGGCGGGGATGATCACGGACGAGCGGCTCGACGAAACGGTGTGCGGGATCGTCAACGATCACATTGCTATCGATACGTCCATGGCGGCGGCGCAGTTCGAAGAGATTTTGTCCACGGCGCGGGGGCTTGTCGACGCGCTGACCGCCGAAGCGGTGCCGGACCATGCGAGCACCCATGCGTCCGGCGGTGACGATCCGGTTTCCCCCGGCAGCATTCTGGCCGCCGGGAAGTCCGCGCTTCTGACCTTTACGCTGGACGCGGCGAACTGGTCGGGGACGGACTATACGCTCGCCGTTACGGGTGTGACCGCCACTTCCGCGGTCGAAGTTTTGCCGGGGCTGTCGATCACCGAAGACCAGCTGGATGCGC